TGGAGAACCTACCAGCGCTCGGCAAGTTGGTGGAGGCGGTCAAGACAGCTGTACGCGAACGCGGTCAGCTTCGCGGTCTCGACGGGCGCCTGCTCCACGTACGCTCAGAGCACTCCGCTCTCAACACGCTCCTGCAGTCAGGAGGCGCAGTGATCATGAAGAAGGCATTGGTCTTCCTCGACGAAGGACTCGAACTCACGTACCGAAAGGTCGCCGTGGTCGAGCCTGTAGCAAACATTCACGACGAATTTCAAATCGAAACAACTGAGGAGGTTGCGGAAGATGTTGGACGATACGCAGCCGACTGCATCAAGCGGGCTGGAGAACACTTTAAACTGCGATGCCCACTCGCAGGGAGCTATGGAGTTGGGAAGAACTGGGCAGGGACGCACTAGGAAGTGCAAGCACTGTGCAGTTTCGCTGATCGTCGGAGAGACTTGGTCAGCTACGGCCAAGGGCCGAAATTTCTATTGTTGTATTTCATGCCATAGGCATTTAACTGCGGCATCCGTCGCGGCTAGGACCATTGCCATCGGCCTCGCTGGGGGTAGTAAAGCCTTCTACATGCTACATCCAACGGAACGGCAACCGCTGTATGCGCGTGCGTACCTAGAGATAGGGGCAACCCCTAAGTCAAACCCCCCGATGACGGCAAGCGAAGTGCCGGGGCGTCGGGAGTTTGGCCTACAGCTCCCCTCAATCACCCGCAGGCCAACCTCCCGCGAACCAACGTATCGCGAGGAGGCCCCCGAGGGCTACGTCTACATCATCACCAATCCGGCGTGGCCCGGCTACGTGAAGATCGGATGTGCGGGTGACTGTAAGAAGCGCTTGGCGCAATTCAACACGGGCTCCCCTTCTCGTGACTACGAGATGGTTCACCACGTCTACAACGGCAATCGGCGCAAGGCCGAGTCCCGCGTCCACGAGATGTTCCATCCAGAGCGCGCACTCGGCGAGTGGTTCAAGGCCACCGTCGCGGAAGTCGCGGATGCCATGGAGGAAGTAAGCGAGTACGACTCGAGAGCATTCAACGCATGAAGACACTAAACCTCGACCCGCTCATCGGCGTGAACATCACGGTCGCTGAGCTTCTGCGCAACAAGCGCTTCCAAACCAACCTCGCCTGTGGCTCACGCGGTCTGCTCCTGAAGCACACCGACCCAGTCACAGGTGAGGTCAGCACCTATTGGATCAACCGCACCGTGCGGCTCAACGAACAACTTTCACCGGAGAAGACTCAATGACCCTCTCGGACTTTGGCTCGAAGGCCAAACAACTTCTGGCAACAATCGCCCCCCTCATCGGAACAGCCGTTGGCGGTCCGCTCGGTGCAGCCGCGGGCGCCCTCCTGTCCAACGCGCTTGGCACCCCTGCCGGCGATACGAAGGCTGCGGAAACTGCTCTCCTCTCTGCTAACCCGGAGATGCTACTCAAGATCAAGTCGGCAGAGGAAGCTTTCCAAGTTCAGATGAAGACCCTCGGGGTCACCGAAGAGCAACTGCAGTACGCCGACGTTGCCAACGCCCGTGCCATGCAGGTACAGCTCAAGAGCACCACGCCGACGATCCTCTCCTACATCGTCCTGGGTGTGATGGCGGTGTCGTTCCTGGGTGTGCTCACGGGTCTGATGCCCGTTCCTAACAACCCCCAGGCGGCGGTGATCTACGGTTCGGTACTCACGTACCTGTTGACGGAGTCGAAGGCGGTCCTCGGCTACTGGTTCGGTTCAAGCATTGGGTCTGACAAGAAGACTGACGCGCTGACCGACATTGCGAAGGCGCCATGATGCTGCTCGGGTTTCGCGGCAAGGCGCTGATCAAGTCCTTCGAGAAGCTCGCCCTGGTTGCCTACAAGAACTTCCCTAGCGAGCCATGGACGGCTGGCTGGGGCCACACGGGGCCTGACGTAATTGAGGGGACTACCTGCGACAAGTATCGGGCGGAAGCGTGGTTCATCCAAGACACTCATGATGCTGTTGTTGCGGTGAACCGCTCAGTCACCGGGTTGCTCACTCAGAACCAGTTCGATGCGCTCGTGGCGTTCACCTACAACGTGGGTGTCAATGCGGAGGCGCACTCGACGCTGATCCGACTGGTCAACTCTCACGACTTCGACGGTGCCGCTAACGAGTTCCAGAAGTGGAACCACGTTGGTGGTAAGGAAGTCGACGGTCTAACACACAGACGCCAAGTGGAGCGTGAGCTGTTCGAGGAGGTCGCGTGAAGGTCATCCTCAAGGGAACCATCGAGCAGCAAATCAAGGAGGCCATTCGCAGCTCAGAGCGCACGGGTAAGGAAATTACGAGGATCGAGTTGACTCGACAGGAAGCAGAGGAGCTGGCAGACATCTTCTGTCTGTCAGGCGCGCAGCGAGCACTACACCTTGCGGCCGGCTGGGGCAACTACGCTGGTGTGTCACTGGAGTGGCCGAAGTCATGAAGCGCACACTGCTGATCGACGCCGACATCGTCGCCTACAAGTTCGCCTTCACCAGCGAGGGCGTCTTCTACTTCGATGGTAAGGACAAGCCGCCCGCCGTGGAGGCTGACTTGGAGGATGCCAAGAAGCGAGCCGACGAGTACCTCCGTGATCTGAAGGTCCACCTCGGTGCCACCGACATGATCATCTGCCTCACCGACCGGGGCCAAGAGTTCCGCCGGGACTTCTGGCCCGCGTACAAGGAGAACCGCAAGGGCACCCGCAAGCCCGAGAACCTCTTCCCGCTCCTCGATCACTTCGCCGCGACGAACCGCTCCTACCTGAAGCCACGTCTCGAAGCCGACGACTGCATGGGCATCCTGGCCACGCACCCGACGCTCGTCACTGGCGAGAAGATCATCGTGTCCGAGGACAAGGACATGAAGACCATTCCTGGCCTCCTGTTCAACCCGAGGAAAGATGAGGTGCCCCGGAAGATCGGGAAGATCGCCGCCGACCGATACCACCTTGAGCAGACGATCACCGGGGACCAGACGGACAACTACCCCGGCTGCCCTGGGGTCGGCGAGAAGTCCCCTGAGGTCGCCGCAGTGCGCCTCATGAAGACCGTCGAGGAAGGCTGGAGGCACGTTGTGGCGGCTTACGAGCGCAAGGGGCTCACGGCTGCCGACGCCCTCATCCAGGCCCGCTGCGCCCGTATCCTTCGGGCAAGCGACTGGGACTTCAAGGACAAGCGACCGAGGCTGTGGACGCCACCCGTATCGTGGGTCGGATAGCACTCACCCTCGGTAACCACACCCCAGTTTCACTTCAGTTACCCCCGCACCAGCACCGCCGTCCACCTGACGCGCACCGCTGGCATCGCGGGGGTTTTTTTCATAGCGGAGTAGCTCAGTCGGAAGAGCACCGGACTCATAACCCGGTGGCCGCTGGTTCGATCCCAGCCTCCGCTACCACCTCCCCAAAGGCCCCTCATGAACCAGCTACCGGTGTACGCGACGGACCTCGTCCGCGAACTCGATAAGTCCACGCCGGCCCGCTGCATCCGCCGAGGCGAAAGCCCCGAGGACGCGCACCGGTACGCCGGCCAGCGCGAGCTGGTCGAGGGACTGCTCCGCCGCCTCGAAGCCACGAACTCATCCGACCCGACGCAGCCACTCCTGGGGCGCTCGTAATGTGCCTGAGTAGCTCCCCCACGGCGCCCGTCGAGAACAAGCCCGTCGAGTACCTCCACAACAGCTTCCTCGACGGTGCCACCATTCAGGGCGCCGGCAACACCACGAATCGCAACAGCCTCCGCAACGACCTCACTGCGCCTAAGGCGAGTGGAGCTGCGACCACACCCCCCGTATCTGCCAGCCCCGGCTTCGGCCTCGGCGCGCCCCTCATCAGCACGTCCTCTACGGCCCCCCCGCCCTCACCGGGCATCGTCATTCCGACGATTGGGGGCGCACTCGCCGGAACCATCGGTGGCGTAGCCGTGCCTTAACCCAACAGGACATCTCATGGCCGAGTCCACGCCCCCAGCGGGCGCGCAGCCCACGTCTCCCGGCAGTGCGAAGTCCATCTACGAGCGCCTCAACTCGAAGCGGTGGATCTCACTGGAACGCGCCCGTGACTGCTCAGCTCTAACGCTACCCGCAGTCATCCCGCCCAAGTACACCAGCGACCAGACCGATCTGCCCACGCCCTTCCAGAGTGTGGGCTCGCGCGGCGTCAACAACCTCGCCAGCAAACTGCTGATGGCGTTGTTCCCGCCGGGCAATCCTTTCTTCCGCCTGAAGATCAACGAAGCTGTCGCCGCCACGTTTGGCGACCGACTCTCCGACGTAGAACAGAAGCTCTCCGCCGTCGAACGCGCGGTGAACGACAAGGTAGAGACCAACCAGACACGCCCGTTGATCTCCGAGGTGCTCAAGCACCTGATCATCGGCGGCAACGCGCTGCTGCACGTCCCCTCGAAGGAAGCCATGCGCTTCTTCCGCTTGGACCAGTACGTCATCTGCCGTGACGCTATCGACCGACCGCTCCACGCAGTCATTAAAGAGATGACCGTGGCTGGCTCGATTGAGCCCGCCGTAGCCGCAGCTTGCCAAGTGGGCAAGAGTGACGAGTACGCCCAGGTCGAAATCTACACGATGATCAAGTGGGACTACGTGGCCAAACAGGTCACGAGCTTCCAAGAGATCAACGGCTTTCAAGTCCCCGGTGCGGACAGCAACCGCCCGCTCGATAAGACCGAGTGGATACCGCTGCGCTGGATCGCCGTGCCCGGCCGTGACTACGGACGCGGACACGTTGAGGAGTACCTCGGTGACCTAAGGTCGCTCGAAGGTCTATCCGAATCGATCATCCAGTTCGCCGCCGCTGCCGCGAAGATCGTCATGTTGGTTCACGCCAACAGCACGACCAGCGTCAAGGAGCTGAACAACGCCGAGTCGGGTGATGCCATCGTAGGCAGCAAGGCCGACATCGACATGCTCCAGCTGGAGAAGGCTCAGGACTTCGAGGTCGCCAACAAGGTCCTTGAGCGTCTTGAGCAACGCATCAGCTACGCCTTCCTTCTTCGATCCGGTGCTACGCGAGACGCTGAACGCGTCACCGCTGAAGAAGTACGCGAGATGGCGCAGGAGCTGGAGGATGCCCTCGGTGGCGTCTACACGGTTCTCGCACACGAACTACAGCTACCCCTTGTAGCCCGCCTGATGGCGTCCATGACGCAGAGTGGGGAAATCCCCCCGCTGCCACCGGGCGTCACACAGCCGGTCATCGTCACGGGCTTCGAGGCCCTCGGCCGCAATCACTCACTCAACAAGCTCCGCAGCTACTTCCAGGATCTCACAGAGGTCTTTGGTCAGCAGGTGCTTGCACAGCGAGTTGACTTCAACGAAGTCGCCAAACGCTA